TACACAACATCTTCAGCTTTAAGCAGAGGCGTTCTTACTGCACGTATTTTATCCTTGAAGATTTCTTTTGCAGTATCCAAATCTTCTGTAATTACTGTGCCACTCAATACCCAAGCGTCTCTAAATAATCTATCTGTGGGTATAGTTGCTGTACTCGCATCAATTGATACATCATTCTTATCTATAATAATTGTTGTTGGTTCTACATCTGTCATGCCGCTATTCTCCATGCGTTGCGCCACTCTCTTGATTGTGGTAACTGGTTTTTTCTACAAATAACCATCTTTGGTCTGTTGCCTTTATCCCAAGTTTCCCATATGGACTTTGGTATATCGGTAAAAATCAAATGTTCAATCGCTTGTTTTTCTGTGAGTGAAGGCATTGGTTCTGTCTCATGAAGTAAGTGTCCATTCCAATCAGAGTGTCTTACAAAGTCAGGATGCTGTTCATCTTCTTTTAGTTTGATTTTTACCCACGCAGGTGGATGTATCCCGCCATGCATTAAAGCCGCCATCTTGTGAGAACTAGGATAAAGGATAGCAGAACAACCCATGTTTATGTCTTCATAAACAACGCAATATTCTGTTTGAAACGGTTTTAGGTTTTGCCTAGCCCATTCAATTCTATCTATAAGTTTTGTGTTTCTCCAATCCATCATGCTTGGTCACCGTGAATAGTAAAGTGGGTAGGGTCTGAGTCAATATTTGTATTATTGTTAAAAGTTCCAACTGTTTTTATGGTAATTGCACTTGTGGTTTTTGATTGGACAATTGCAACAATTGGTCTGTTGCTATCAGCCGTTGGACTGGAGGTCATAGCACCGCACGCAAAAGCCGCATTGTTCATATTATTGTCAATTTGAGGTGAATAATCCCCAACGCCATTGTCAGTAACACTACTGACGTTGTAACTACCATCAAGGTGTACAGTACCAGTACCATCAATATCGCCCCAAGCCTTTGCAGAACCTTGAGTAAAACTAACACGATTTGCAGTGCCACCCTCAGATTTACCTATGACTGCATGACCAGCAGTTATCCGCATACTTTCGTCACCGTCTGTATCAAAAGTCATGACATTACTGCTATGAGCATATTGAATTTTACCTACGGTGTTATCTTCAGGGTCAGCAAATAAGATTTGTTGATTAGAGGTGTTGGGTGTTGCAAACTGAAGTGCTACTGCCGCATTATCTTCAATAAGAATGGCAGTGTTACTAGAAAAAGTTGATATTCCAGACGAACCTTTAAAGACATGTAGCTTGTCGGCAGGTGCCGCTATGCCGATTCCGACATTATTATTCGTAGAATCAACGTGCAATGTTGTTGAATCAACAGTCAGCCCAGTAGAAAATACATCACCATTAACATCAAGCATGCCCTGCGTTGGTGCTTTTCCAATGCCAATTCTATCAGTTCCAGCATCTAATTTTAACATATTGGCATTGCCGCTAGATTCAATCCTAACGTCTACATCGTCCCCTGATTCATTAAAAATAACATCATCATTACTTAGCGACATAGCTTCTCTAAGATTACTGTTTCTTATTACATAAAATCTTAATTCACCATCTAATGTACCATCGGTAACGTCTCTTAGTACTGTAGCTATTTCTGCAAAAGTAACTTCTGTACCTGCACTATCATCAGCTCTAAACCGCATAATGCCTATCTGGTCATCATCCGCAGGACTTGCGCTGTCTCTAACAAAATCTAACCGTGGTCCTTCAGCATTATCAGCATCAGTTGATTTTAGTGTAAGCTGAGTAGAATTATCTGCTGTGGTTATTGTGCTTCCATCGGTTGCGGTGAAATGGCCAGTGATGTTAATGTTACCAGTGCCAGTAATGTTGTTGGAATTTAAGTCTAAGTTACCGCCTAGCTGTGGGCTAGTATCTCCAACAATATCACCTGCGCTAATTCCTGTTAGATTAGAGCCATCACCAGCGAATGCTGTTGCGGTTACTGTGCCAGTACTTGGATTGTAAGTTAAATTACCATCCATCTCTAAGCCAACATTGCCTGTGCTTGATGTTGCACCCTCTACAAAAGCAATTAAGTTTTCTTCATCAGTGCTTTCATTGTCCGTAACCAGTACGTGAGCAGAGTTTGTAGCGTTAGTAACTGTTGTTCCTGCTATCACTGTTGCTAATGCAGTGCCACCTACGGTAATAGCATCAGCTTCAAGTGTACCATCAAAGTCCCCGTCTACAGCATCAATATTACCCTTAAATATAGTAGCAGTAACAGTACCTGTACTTGGGTTATAACTAAAGTTACCATCACTTTCTAAACCTACGTTACCAGTTGCTGAAGCATCTTCTATAAAGGTAATAAGATTTTCTTCATCCGTGCTTTCATTATCCGCAACACTTACATGTACTGCATTAGTTGCATTAGTTGCATTAGTTGCGTTAGTAACGGTTGTTCCTGCGATTACTGTGGATAATGCTGTGCCATTTACTGTGATTGCATCAGCCTCTAATGTACCATCAATGTCAGCATCACCAGAAATATCTAAACTAACAGCCTCTAATTCACCTGCTATAGTAACAATACCATTAGATAGCGTTATTAAATCTGTATCGTCTGTGTGTCCAATCGTTGCACCGTTGATAAGTACATCATCAATATCAAGTGAGCCACCAGATATTAGCCCTGTAGTTGTAATCGTAGATGAGCCAGTATCGATAGTTCCAAAGCCAGATGTGATAGAACCAGAGTTTAATGCTCCTACAGTAGTAGCGGCGGTTGTTACAAGATTAGGCATAGCCGTAATCTCGTCGTCAAAATAGGCAGCTAAGTCCGTGACCGCCACCTGTTTCATAGTTCCAGCATCATTGAATACAACACGGTCTGCGTCAACTACAGTAGTAGCAGATGCAGATGTGTCACCATCCATAATGTTTAATTCAGCAGTTGTTACTGTTGCACCATCAAGTATCTCAAGTTCAGCTTCAGATATCCCAGCACTACCAATAGTTAGTGTGCCAGATATGTCTACGTTACCGTTTATGTCTATAGTTGTAGCGGCTAACTGTATTTCAGTATCTGCTATAAGGTCTAGCTGTCCATCTGTGCTTGAGTTGATATATATTGCCGTGTCACGGAATTGTAATTTTTCTGTAGAAGCAAGAAGTACGTCATCTGAAAATTCAAAATAATCTTCATCTTCTTTCCACGATAAAACACCATCATTATTATTAGCATTAAATGTAATAACTATGTCTGCGTCAGTAGTACCATCACCAAACGAAAGAGTGTTACCCAGTAATGTAGTAACGGGGCCTCCTTCGGCTGTAGTGCCGTCGTGAGTATGCCCTGTGCTTGCGGCAAAGGCCGCTAATAACTGATTAAACTCATCATTAGTATGTGCGGCAGTAATAGTATCGCCATCGGTATACGAAGATTGTCTAGTATATGTAGCTCCCATTTACCTTCTTGCTCCAAGTTTGTATTCTAGTTGAAATCCTTTTAGTGAGTAGGGTGCTGTAGCCCCACCATCATTAACTCTCAGGGCAACAGCAAAACCTGAACCCTCTACTGCCTGTCTGACTAAAGGCTGTGATGCGCCCCCATACGTAGGTACTCCGTAGACTGATGTGTTATATATGGCTACAACATCTGTTGAATCCAATGCATACGCTGCAGGTCTTGCTGAATCTGACGCTTCATAATCATATCTTACAAATAAATTTGCATTGATGCTCGACTCAGGTTTGTAATTTACAATAATCTTCTGCATATGCTTTCGTATGCCGGGGTCATTGAATGTTAAATCAGGACTTCTATACTTACCCAATATAGTTGCCCCATCAAAATCATCTCCTAATTCTTGTCTATACACATAACCATTAGCATACGCCCCGTGTAAAACTATAACATCACCAGAAGATACAAAATGGTCTGTGGAAGCAGGTTTTATTCCTCGCAACTCCGCAAACTCAAATTTTTGACCTCTCATTACACAGATAATGCCCTTGGTTGCGGCTTCAGCTTGTCCTGACTTTGTAAAGAATATTCTGTACTGTGTTTTATCTGGTATTACTATACTATCAAACTCTGATGCACTAGATATATTATCGTTAAATATAGATTGCACATTTGAACTTATAGTACCCAATTCCACGTCGCCAATACGAGCAGTACCAGCGATAGTTCTTAAACCATCAGGGCCTAAGAATATTAGGTCACCAGCAAATTCTTGTATTGTATCGCCATTTATACAGCCAATATCTCTTGTCACATCAGACACAGCAAAATTAGAAAGGGAACTTCCACTTAGTTTAAATATTCTAGTTTCACAAAATATAAATAAGTCATCACGAAAAACTTTTATGCCCGTTACAGTATCGTCAACTTTAATACTACCAGCACCACCCCCTGAATTAAAACCGTCCTCATCAAACGGTTCACTAAACACTACTTCCTGTTTACTTGTCGATTTACCAGCATAAAACATATGGTTTTTAAACGAAGCAACAAACTTAGAACCTGCTACTGAGCTTTCACTTACGTCTGTTGCTGATAAACTTGAGTTGAATACAGTGGGTGCGTTTGCACCATCAACAACAACTATTTTATCTGTGCCATTAAAGTTAAATCTTTCAAATCTATACTTTAACGCTCCTGTTCTACCACTATCTATACTAGTCCAAGATGAACCTCCGGGGTCAGCACTAAATATATTAGTACCTCTCGCGGCTAGTACTTTACTACCAAAAGTAGCCACCATAAGAATTTTCTCAGATGCAGAAGCAGTTGCAGGGACTATAGCAGAAACGTACTTTGAAAAACCAGATATACGCCTATAACCGCCCGTAACATCAGGTTCAAAGTTTTCTAGCTCTAAGGCTTCCCCCGGTTGCATCATAAAAGTAGAACGATTTAGAATAAGACCGCCCTGACAGTTAAAAGCTACAGGAGTAACACCACTTAAATCTGACATCTATACTGCTCTCATATAATCTTTTCTGTTGAGTAGTTCTACGCGCATTCGTTTTATGCCATCCTCGTACTCTCTTAGTGCGAACTGCGCTGTTTGAATATCCCCACGAAACGTGTAAGTGTGGTATTTAGCACGAGCTATAATAACAGGCTCAAACCTCGTGGGTATAATAGAAGTATCGGTAGAGCCTGTTAGCTCTGTATTAGTTACGTAGAAGTCAAAGGACAACACCCTGTTGCTATTCTTAGGAATAGGTGTCAGCCCAAGTTCATTGTTGTAAGTTGTATATACGTATTCTGGGTCACCAAACTTATCTGTACTAAGTCTAGCATCGCGCTCCCTAAACCTTTCTGTGTATTCCTCATATGAAATATATTTTAAAGGTATAGACTGCACATCCTCGCTTAACTCAACCAACTTTACATACGCGGCATTTCCTGATGCCTCTGTAAAACTAACGTGATGTGTTATAGCTGTAGCTGTAAAAGTTATTTTTGATATTAGCACTTCATTAGCATTGCTGATAGTTAGTGTAGAAGATGAAGTTTGGGAACCCCCTGACGACGTTCCTACTTCTAGGGTTAGAGTAGCCCCACTAGTCTGAGCTAAAATTGTATAGCTACGTCCTACTATAAGGTCAGATACTTCTTGAGAAGCCTCTGCATTTGTTAAAAGAAGTGTGTTTCCAAATTTAGAGCTAGCCGCAGGACTACCGCTTACAGTAGTCCAGTTTGCTATGCTTGCCGACCCTGATGCTTCGTATGTTCCGTTAGTTATGTAATTTTTAGGCTGTAAAAAAACGTTATCATAATCAATATATTTTAGTGTGGAGCTAATAGATGTGTAACTGTATAGTGCTTTTCCTGCGATAACATCGGTCGACCCTTCAGAACGCGTGAAAGGCCAGTTTAATTCTGAATTGATGATATCGGCTATAGAGCGATTTACATAATCTTTAACTGTGGTTTGAACGCCACGAGATGTGTTAAAGTTAGAACTTGTTAGCTCTACTTCGTTCATATCTCGCAGGACATCATTTACTAAACTAAGAAACGTGCTAGCCATATACTATCTCACTACTCGTTATTTTCTGTATTTTCTTGTTTTATCACGTATCTTTTTAGGCTGTTTGGAGAACTGCTTACCAGCTTTAGTTGCTTTTCGTTTAGCACGCGTGGTGGCTGCGTACTCCTCCGACGAGAGGCTCTTGATAGCTGCTGACGGTAGATACCGTTCTCCAGTTTTACTGGACGGTTTCCCACTCTTCGTCCTCCACTTCTGCTTCGTCCAGTTTTTCAAAGAGCGTTGGCTCTTCTTTAACGCCATCTTCCTTCTCCATGATTTTAAGAACGTATTGATAAGTTTGTTCGCGAGATTCGTCTCTCTGCAGTTTATCTAGAGCGTCGTCTATATCATCCCAAACTGTTGGTTTTTGAACTATAAGTTCTTTGACTCTTTGTAGGGATTTTTCTGCAGTGTGTTTATACCTGTATCTAAGGGTATCCAAGACAAAATTCATTATAAACTCCTAAATACTCTATTATACAAGTTCTAGGTAAATTTAGCAAGCTTTTTATAAAAACATTACTAGTGCAACTATAATTGCAATAGCCACACAACCTCCTGCTACTACTAGCCCGCCTATTTCTACGTTGTGTACAAACTCTTTATGTCTACGCCTTTTTTCTATGCGTTCCTGCTTCTCCGCTTCCTTCTGCTCGTGTATTCTCCTAGCACGTTCAGCTATTATACCTTCCCAAACACCAGCCCCAAATCTCATATTAATAAGGTTCTTCATTTCTTGCATATGTTCTTGTGCAAGTTTAGCG